GCCTGCAACGGCTGGACGACCCCCGCGACGCCGATCAGTGCCGGGACGGGAATGACCTGGGAGCCGTAGAGCACGCTCGTCAGGATCGCGCCGCTCCCCGAGGCGGGAATCCCAGTCAAACTGTTCCCACTGATGCCGGTGTAGCGCACGAGGTCGCCGGCGCTCGTCCGCACCCAGCCGCCCGACGTGGAGAACGGCCCGGTGCCCGACGTCAGGAGGCTCGTGTTCCCCGCGTTGATCTGGCCGGAGGTCGAGGTCAGGCCAGCCGTGTCAGACGTCGGGGCGTTCGCCCCGAGGGAGCCGTCCGCGGTGGCGTCCTGCACGCCGACCGTCGCCGTGTTGTTCGCGATCGTTTGTTGGAGTTTCAACTGCGCGGCGCCGACGGCCGTGCGGTAGACCTTCCGCTGCGTCGTGCCGGTCGGGCCGATCGCGACCCCCGCGAGATCGGCGCGGCGGACACTACGACTCACCGCGGGCGGCGTGCCCCCGCTGGGAAAGAAGTTGACACTGCCAGTCCCCGTCGTGCCGGAGCTCGCCGGGTTGGTCGTCTCCCGTCGATAGGGGTCGGCGTTCTTCTTGATCCAGACATGAAAGTACGTCGCGATGGACGGGACCGTGAACGATCCCGTGTAGTTGATGACGGCGGGTTTGCCGCCGCCGCCGCTCCACACCGGGACGACAATCGAGCCGCCGACCGTCAGGTCCGTCACGCCGATCGTGTTGGCGAAGTCCACCGAGAACGAGAGCGCGAACGTCAACGTGTCCCCGACCACGAGCCCGGCCTGCGTTGACCAGCCTGTCAGATCCGCGACCGCGGTCGGTCCCGCGGACGGATCCACGGTGTCGCCCAGCGTCACGGTCTTCAGGGGACCGGGGAGCGTTTCCCCCGCCGCCGTCACCCACGTATACGCGTACTGATAGACGCCGGCCCCCAACCCCGCCGCGCCGCCGGCCGGCGTGATCGTGGGCGCCACGCTCGGCGTCACGCCCGGCCCGACCAGCGCCCCGCCACCGCCGGTCTGGACGCCGGTATAAGTCAGAATCTCCGACGCCGCGCCGTCGGGCGTCGTGCTGGCGATCACCTTCCCGCCGACCGGGTTGTACATGACGACATCGTCGATCGGGAGCACGGTCTCCCCCGCCGCGACGGTCATCGACAGGGCTTCGCCGTGGCCCTTCCCGTACACCCGGGTCGCGAGTTGCGAGTCGTCCCGGCGCACCGTGATCGGCGGGTCATCGAGGAACCGGTGCAGCGTGCTGTCGATGGTGTCGGGCGGATCGCTGGTGTCGGTCAGGAACAGCTTCACCACGCCGTCCTCGACATTGCTGTAGCCGCCGATGAGCGTCGCGAGCCGCGCGAGACAGCCCATGAACGTGGCCGACCCGTCGAACGTGATCGTGACGAGCGGCAAACTGGCCGCCACGCCCGACGACGAAAAGCCCGGCGCATAGCTCGCCGTGATCGTCTGCGCCACGGTCGTCGCCGAGACGTTGACAAACGTGCCGAACGGCAGGTGCTTATTGACCCGCGCCGTGTCATCGATTGCCGTCACCGGATAGGCGAGCTGCGTCGGCTTCCCTTCGTACGTTTTGTGGTCGGTTTGGATCGTGCCCGCGAAGAGGACCCGCGGCGTGTCGCTGTTGATCGTGATCCGCAGTGCCTGGCCGCTCGACGGGGGCGGACTGGCGATCGTGAAGGTGGCGGTATTGGGCGACTCGTTCAACTGGTCGCGGATCGAGAGCCCGGAGACGCGGACGCGGACATCGGCCCCCGCGAGCATGATGCGGACCTGCGTCTGCCGGAGGGCTCGCAGCGCGGCGGATTGATAGCCGAGCCGGAAGTTGCCGAGCCGGGCCGCGCCGACGATCGCGGGGACCGTCGCCATCAGGCCGGCCTCAGCTTCGTCGACTGCATCAGCGTGCGGGTGAGGGTGTCGGCGATCTGCCGCGCCACGTCGGCCGCCGTGCCGTTCACGTAGAAGTGATTGACGACCGACGTCCCGCCGCCGCCCGGCGTGATGAACCCGGACGATCCCGGCGTGAAGAGTTCCGGCCCGCGCTCGCCCACCAGATAGGACGTGCCGGCGCCGACGGGGCCGCCACCCGCGCGGGGCTGATTGATCCCGGGGCCGCGCTCTAACCCGCCCGCATTCGGCACACTGACGCGCGTGCCGGTACTCGAATCCAGACCGCCGGTGAGCGCCGCCATCGCCGCGAAGGCCGCGTCGATCTGCGCGTAGTACGCCTGCGTCACGCTCTGGATCGCTTTGGTTTGCCGCCCGGCCGCGGTTTCCGTCGCCGCCGCCAAGGTTGCCGCACCCAGTTGGAGCCGGTCCTGCGCCTGCGCGTCCGCCAACGCCGCCTTCAGGAACGCGTCACTGGCCGCGGCTTCGGTCTGCTGTTTCTTGAGTTCGGCGAGGATCTGCTCGTTGACCGCCGCCGTCATCTGCTGCGTGATTTCTTTGCGCCGCGCCGCGGCGGCCCGCTCGAAGTCGGCGGTGTTATTGAGCGTGGTCGCATAGTCCTCGAGCGAGAACTGCACCGCCTTGACCTGCTGCGCCGTCAGCCCGTACGCCTTCGCGAGATCGGCCTGCGACACCCCGGCCGACAGGTAGAACGTGATCGCCTCAGCGACGGTCCCGTCGATCGTGTCGAGGGTCGTCTCCCACCCGACCCCGGCCGCGGTCACGGCGGCCATCGCCTCGCCGAATTTCCCGATCGCGATCGCGTCTTTCGCAAAGCCCGCCTCGATCTGCGCCAGGTCGGCCGGCAAGCCGGGCACCCCGAGGCCCCGAATCTGGGGCGCCACGGCGGCTGCCTTGATCCCGATGTCGTCAATTTGTTTCGCGAACGCCTTCGCGACGCGCTCGTGTTCCGTCCACCCCAGGAACATGAACGCGAACGCATCGGCGAAGTCGCCCTTCATCGTGCGCGCGGCCCGCGTGAGTGCGTCGTCGACGTTCTTGATCGCCAGCACCGTGTCCGGACTCATCCCGACCGCACTGTCGCGGACGTCGTCGAAGCCCTTCTTCAAGGTCGGCAGGATCTGCGCCCCCGCTTTCCCGAAGAGCGCCATCGCGACGTTCACCTGGTCGGCCGGGTTGCTCATCTCGCGCAAGGCATCCGAAATCGCGACGAACTGCTGCTCGGGTGAGAGCGTCTGGATGTCGGCAAAGCTGAGGCCCAACTTCTGCAACGCCTCCAGGGCCGAGCCGTTGCCGCCCGCGAGCTTGTTCTCCATCTTGACGATGGCGTTGGTGATCTCCTCGAGCGTGTTGCCCGTTTCGTCCCCGACCACCTGAAACCGCTGGAGACCGGTGACCGTGATCCCGGTGATCTCGTGCAGTTTTTCAAGTTCCGCCGCCGCGGCGAACACCTCGCGGCCGAAGTTCACCACCTCCGAGAGCCCGAAGGCGAGCCCGAACGCCCCCGCCATGGTTTCGGCCATCGCCGTCATCTCGGACAACCCGGACGCGACCTGATGGGACGAGCCTTCGATCGTCGTCAGGGAGGCATTCGCCTTGTCCGCCGCGGCGACGAACTGGCTGAAGTCGGCCTCGAATTTGGCGGTGATGGCCATCTAGTCGACCTGCTCGTGCAACATCTCGATCAAGACCTCGTAGTCGTCCGCGTCTAGTTCTCGGACCCACTCGACGCGCCAGCCGCAGCGCAGGGCGATGGCGAGATCGCTGCGGATGCCGTCTCGCCAGCCGTCCCGTTTTTTGCGGCCGTCCGTTCCGCGGCCATCGCGAGCTCGTGCTGCTCGACGGCGGCCTTGATTTCCGCGAACGACTCCGGATCGATCGCGTTCAACGCGGCTTCGACCTCGTCCGTCGACTTCCCGCGGATCGCGATCACCTGGTCGTCGAGGCCGACGAGCGACCAATCGACCAGGAAGGCCAGGACGCGATCCATGCCGATGCGCTGGAGGTTGACGCGGTTCCCGAACTCGGTCGCGACGTAGCGATGCGCGAACGCGGTCTGCTGTTCGCCGTGGCTCAGCCGCTTCTTGAGCTGCAGCCAATCGCCGTTCGAGATCGAGACGCGTGTCGTTTCAGGCCGAACCACTCGTGACGCCATACCGTTGACTCGTCTCCCCTCATGCCAATGGATTCCCCAAGATCGCCCGGAGTTCGGTCGTCCCCACGTCGACGTGCTGGAGTTCCCAGCACCAGCGCCCTTTGTCCCGCGGGGCCTCGAAGAGCAACTCCTGCCGTTTCGCCGCTTGCTCGACTTGCCACTTATCGCGGGACGCCAGCGTCGCCGTGAGCGTCCAGCCGCCGTCGGCCTTCGTGATCCGCCACGTGGTCAAGACGGCGACCGGCCGATAGCCCCAGACGAGCGACGCCGCACCCCCGCGAATGGTCAGCGACTGAAACACGCCGACCTTACGGCGTCGTCCACGGCCCGGCGGCCTTGAAGCTGCCCGACAACTTCGGCGCGCCTTTCACCTGACAGTCGATGTCGGCGTCCATGTAGGCGAGCCCGCCGAACTTATACGTGCCCTCGTTGGTGTTCGGCGTGAGTTCGAGATACCCGGCCACGGTCGACGCGGTCGCCGTGACGAGCACGTAGTTCGAGGAGTTCCAGAACCCGGTCAGGCTGCCCCCAATGTCGCGCATGCCTTGTACGTAGACCTTGTTTGTGTCCTGGAAACACGTCACGTCGATGTAATCCGTCTTGAGTGACAGCTTCCAGGAATCGAGACTGATCACCGTCAACGGCGTCGGCGGCGAGGGCAACCCCGTCGCGTCCCACCGCACCAACCCATAGCGCCCGGAGAGAATCGCGGCCGGAATGAGCAACGCGAGCCCGCTATAGTGCAGCCACCCGTGCGCGACCACGTGCGTGGCGATTGTACTGGCCGCGCCGAGATTCACCGAGCACACCGCACAGAGCATCAGGACCAACATCGTGAGTCGTGGTCGCATTCCACACCGCCCTTTCACTCGTTTACGTCACCGATCCGCTGTACAATAGACGGGCGC